CATCGCTACACCACCCCCCCTACCCCGATACCCGCGCCAGCGGCCAGCAGACGGTCGGCCGCCGACCGGCAGTCCTGCATGCGGGGGTAGACGCTGAACATCAGCAGATCCCCCACCTCGTCCCAGACCATGCCGGACAGCCGACGGGGGTTGCATCCGCACAGCTGCATCGCGTGGCCGATGGCCTCGATCAGGTTGTTCTCGTCCACCTGACCCGGATCGACGTGCGACAGGTAGATGACCTCGGTCAGGGTGTCCCGGTCGGTCAGGTCCAGGTGCACGCGCATGTCCCCCCGGAACAGTCGCGACCAGGTGCACCGGGGGTTCGGCAGAACCGGTTCCCGAATGTACAGGATAGGGCCGGACAAGCATTCGCGGTACGGGTACCACGGCTGCCCGTCGGTGTACAGCGCAATAGCTGCCCGGGGTCGGTTGTCGATGCTCACTGTTTTGACCTCTTTCTGTTGTGATGAACGGTGCGGAACCAGACTACGCCGGAAGTGCTGTCTCGGCCACGCCCGGCCCGGAAACCTCCCGGGCCTGTCGGCGCTGAGCCTCCCGGGACGCACGGTCGATCTCGTTGGCAGCCTCCAGGCCGTGGATCATCCCCTGGCACAGGTCGTCCAGAGCCGACCACATCGCCTGCTCGGACTCGTTGCCGGAGAACGACCCCACACAGGAGGCGGTAACCCGGGCCTCCTCGGCCACGCGCTCCAGCCGGTTGCGAAGCTCGTTGCGAGCCCGATAGACCGGGTTGGTGGTGAATACGGTGGTGTGCCTGCTCACAGCTGGGACTCCAATCGGGTGCGCACCATCTCAATCAGCGCGTGCTCCTCGATGGTGACAGATTCGTGGCGATCGACCCGGCGGGCTGCTACGTTCATCTGGCACGCCAGCCGGTACATCTCGTTGGACCGCTGGGGAGCGCGGCACAGCAGCGCGTCCCCCGCCCTGGCCGCGTCGTCGGCCTGACTGCGCAGCTGCTCGGCCACGCGGCGCCAGTACACCACCCCACCCCCTACATTGCCCATGACACTACTCCTGACCTCGTTGGTGATTCAACTTGGCGTCGCGGTGTGCCACGCCAGCCTTCTTAGCGCGGGAGCGGGCTCCCCTCCCGCTCTCCAGCCTGGACCTGTACCCGCAGGAGCAGCGGCATCGGATGTAGGGTCCGCCGGGGGTCACCCGCTGCTCCTGGTACAGGGCCAGCACGTGCAGCTGGTCCATCAGAACCCGCTGACCTTCAGTCCGTCGAAGAACTCCTCCACCTCTTCCAGGGTGGACACGATCACGGACTTCGGGAACGGAAGGCTGGCCCGAATCGGGGAAGCCCACCCGGCCCGCATCCGCGAGTCCAGGATGGCGAACACGCCCTGGTCGGTGACCGTACGAATCAGGCGACCTCCGCCCTGGATCAGTACCAGCGCCATCTCGGGGATCGAGACCCGCCGGAAGCTGGACCGCTCCCCGAACCGGTCCTCTACCGCCTTGCACCTGGCCTTGAACACCGGGTCCTCCGGCACTGGGAACGGCATCTTGTCCATCACCACCAGCTTCTTGCCGGGGAAGTCCACCCCGGTCATGAACGACCTGGTGGCGAACAGCACCGCATGCGGCGTGCTGGCATACTTCTGAGCCAGCGTCCGGTTGTCCATACCGTCGCCCTGCAGCAGAACCGTCATGCCCCGCTGGCGGAAACGGAAGGCCAGCTGTCCGTGGGCCTCCTTCATGGCGGAGGTGCTGGTGAACAGCAGCAGCGCGTCACCGTCGGAGGCCACGACCAGCTGCTCCATCTGAGTGCGAGCCCAGGGCAGCCACTCATCCCGCTGCTTCGGAGACGGCGCCGACGTCGGAGGCAGGTACAGACGAGTCTGCTTCTTGAAGTCGAACGGACTGCCCACATCCAGATCTTCGTATCCGGACAGGCCCAGCCGCCGACCGATGTAGGTGAAGTCGCCGCCGACGCCCAGAGTGGCACTGGTCAGGACGGCCTTCTTCGGGTCCCCGTGCTTCGGGTCCCACAACACCGACCGCAGCCACCCCCCGACCTCGGCAGGACTGGCCTTCAACTCGACAGTGTCCCGCTTGCCGCGCTCCATCCACTGTACTGTGTCCCCCGACACGGTGTCTGTGAACAGGGTCAGGTCGGTCATCAGCGTGGAGGTCCGCCGCGCGAACTCGCAGTGCAGATCCTCCTCGCCGGTCTCCGGGTCGATGACCGGCTCGCAGGAGCACTCGGCACGGCGCACCCGATCCGCCAGCGGCAGCAGAGCCTCCATCAGCTGCGTGATCGACTTGTAATCGTCGTCCGACAGCTCGGCGGTACGAGCGTCCTTCTGGCCTACGAACCAGTCCTTCAGGCCGTTGAAGTACCGAGCGGCTCGATCGTTCACCCGCTCCACCAGCTGCGGAGTGTCCTGTCCGTCCAGGTGGTAGGCCAGCTTCCCGGTGCATTCGGTGATCCGGCGCAGCGTGACCTGAGTGGACAGACCTCCGGCTACGATGTCGGCCATCTCGTGGGCCTCGTCCACAATCAGGACCTCGAACTTGCCCAGCAGACTGGCCTTCCCCGCCGTCATCGCCTCGAACTTCAGATGCTGGGTCAGCAGGCTGGTGTTGACCACCAGAACCCGGGCCGACAGCGCCCGCTCCTTCGCCGCCTCGCTGTAGCACTGGTCGGCGAACGGACAAGCCTTCTTGCCGACGCAGCCTTCGGAGTCGACCGTGATCTCGCGCCAGGTCTCGTCGTTGCACGGCGCCATCAGGTCGGCACGCTCCCCGAGTCCGCCCGGCTTCATGTGCGCCGAATGCCCGGCCTTGTCGGCCGCCCTCAGGCACACGTAGTTGGAACGGCCCTTCAGACTTGCAAACGTCAGGTCGGGAAACAGCGTCTCCTTCAGGGTCGGAAGGTCCTTGTGCAGCAGCTGATCCTGCAAAGCCTTGGTCGACACGCTGACCACGACGCGCTTGCCGCTGGCGATCGCGGGGATCAGATACCCCAGCGACTTGCCGACACCGCAGCCCGCCTGGGCCAGCAGCACGCCGTACTTGGAGTTGCCGTGCACGGTCTGGGTGACCCCGTGCGCCAGTGTGCGCTGCTGCGGACGGGCCCGAAAGCCCTCCCACCGCTGCGCCAGGGCGATCTCCGCCTGATCCCAGGTCTTTATCTGCATAGTACTAGCCTACCCCTATCTTGTCCAGCTGTCAAGTATAAGGACCCTTATGGGGACCTATGTCTCACATTCCATAAAACACACAGGCGGGGCCGGTCTGCCCGACATCAGACCGGCCCCGCGCACCACGCATCACCCCACGCGTGGTCTCCCGGACCAACGGTGCCTCTGTCCACCGTCGCACCCCCCGGGGTTACTGGTAAAGTATTACACCCGACCCCGCCACAGCTGGGCCGGAGCGTCCACCTTCATGTCACCGAACTTCACCGCACAAGATATGGCCTGCATTCGGGTGTCGGCACCCAGCAGCTCATGGATCTCGTTCATCCGGCGTATCAGAGTACTACGTCCTATCCCCAGCATCACATGGGCGTGACGATAAGGCAGCGACATCCGGTCCACCACGTCCAACAGATAGCGCTGCTCCTGATTCAGGACCGGAGTCATCTGAGGGTCGTATGGATTGTCCAGCAGGCCGAGCCGGTACATACGGTACACGGTATCGCCGTGAGAGCACCCATGCAACTTGGCCTGCGCCTCGTTGACCCTCCGATGAGCGGTGTCTATCGACCGCAGGCCCATCATCTGGCTGGCCTCGCGAGAGCTGTGGCCCAGTGACATCAGCCGGACCGCCTCGATCTCGCCGGGCTTCGGTACCCGGTACGCCCGGATACCGTCCCACACCACGTCCACCTTGACGACAGACGTCACTCACACCACCCCGCCCGACCGAGGGCGAACCGCCTCCAACACCGGGTCCCAGTCGATGATCAGGCAGCGGCTGGGGTACTCGATCGGGACGCGGGACTCATCCAAGAATACCCGCATCGGCCCACCCGGACGTATCTGCCTGACGTCCCTGACCTGTCGGATCTCCAGGTTGCACGAACGTCCCGACTGGTAAGACCGCACCAGCCACATACCCGGCTCGATCCGACGCCCGGTCAGGTCGTCCGGCTCGGTATGACCCCAGTCGCCCTCCCACTGGTCCAGGGGCTTCCGGATCTCGGACCCGTCGGGGTTGCGTCCGGCGTACTCGGTGCGCCGGGTCATCCTACACCACCCCCCGCCCACCTGTCGCCCTCGGACCAGGGCCCGAAGTCGTCCCAAGACGCCTGAGAGATCAAGGCGAACTGCCACTCCCAGTCGGTCTGGCCGCCGGGTCGAGCCCAGCCGACCGCGTACCGCACGTCGCTCTGGGGGTGCACGATCACCGCGTCGCAGCGAAACACCGTGCACTGCTCAGGCGCCTTGTACGGGTCGTTGGCCACCGGATCGGTGTAGGTCTTTCCCTCCTCGAAGAAGTCAGGACCCGATTCAGACATCGTCGTCCTCCTCCGTATCCTTGATCCAGGCGTCGTTCTCCAGCACCGAGTTGGCCCCAGTCAGGATCAGCAGGACTCCCACCGCCAGCAACAACGCCCTGGTCAGGCCCGACCCGCGTATAGCTGCCGCCATCGAGGCCAGCATCCCCACCGAGACCACGGCGACCGAAGTCCACCGGGACCAGCCACGGGTGAACTTCCACAGCCCCCGGTCTATCAAGCTTCACCGCCAGCCGAGAAGTAGCCCTCGACCAGGGTCGGCAGGCTGGAGTCGAACCCCACCATGTTGACGACGCCCGGGTCTGACGGGTCTGTGATCGTATACCCGGCGGCCGTTGTGGACGCCACTATCACCCTGGCCGCCGGGTTGATCCGGCGCCGGTAGTCCGCCAGTGCCCCGGTGGAGTGCCGCCGACCGGCCCAGGTCTCGTTGTCGGTGAAGATCACGAACCCGTCGCATCGGACGTTGTTACGCAGCGCCCAGTCGATCGGAGCGGCCAGGTCGGTGGCCCCGCCGTGGTGCGGAAGCCGCATCACCTCGCCCAGCGACATGTTCGACCGCAGGCTCGACGGATAGGTCCGGTCGTCGAACTCGACCACGTGGGAGTCGGTGTCCCAGGTCCGCAGCAGCGACAGCGCCGACGCACACGAGACGTGATACGCCGAACCCAGATTCGACCCGCCGTGCATGACCCCGGAACTCATGGATCCGGACCTGTCGATTCCGACGATCAGCTTGCCAGCACTGCGCTCGGCCGCCTGGCCTGCCAGCTCGAACGCCTGATCCAGCGCCGCCAGTATATAGACGTTGGCCTTCCAGGTGCGAGCCGGTGCCTTCGGGTTCGGCTGTGCCCAGCCGGACGCGTACACCACCCTCGCCATCATCACGTCGAACGGGTGGATGCGGGCCCGGTGCAGCTGAGCCTGATCCTTCAGGCGGCTGGCCGCCTGGCCGACTGCGTCCGACAGCGGGCTGAACACCCCCAGGCTGGTCATCCGAGCCAGGTTGCGGATCAGGGCGGTCATGCCGAGTGTCGGAATCAGCGCCTGCCAGACATCCGGAGACTTCAGCACCTGGTCCGGCAGGAACTCCCACGGCACGTGGTAGGCGCGAATCACCTTGACGGCCTTGGCCGGAGTGTCCGCCCGCTGCGCCTCGTAGTAGGCCTTGGCACTGGCGAAGTTGCCGGTGACGCCGATCGGCTGGTACTTGCCGACGGCCAGGCCGAACAGCGCGTCCTCGTTGTCGGTGCGAGGATTCGGCTTGGCCAGCCGCAGCAGGTCGCCCGGACGGAACGGCTCGCCGTCTCCGGTCTTACGTTGCGGAGACTTCAGCAGCTGGTAGGCCACCCGGTCCGGCTCGCCGTACCGGAACCAGTTGACCCAGGCCCGACGGGCCACGGTCGAGCCGACGTTACCGGCCGCCCCCACACCACCCGCCCCCTTGGCGTACCCGAACAGGTGCGCCAGATGATCCACAGTCCGGGCGACCCTCGGCACGGCGTCAGCCGCCGCACGCCTGGTCTCGACGTCGCCGGTCACCAGGGCCACACCGACCACGTACAGGCACGGGTGGTTCTTCGGGACTCGGGGCGGGCGTCCGCAGCTGTACTCGGTCGCCATCCGGACCGCACGGACACCGTCAGTCCGGATGGCCTCAGCCACCGAACGGACGTTTCGGAGAGTGTGCTTCTGCTCGGAGGCGTAGTACGTGCCGCCCTCGGTGCCCAGCACCAGGAAGTCGGCCAGCCGGGTCCACACGTCCTTGCGGAACACGTACCCACCGGCGTCGTTGCGGACCATGTCGGCCTCGCGTCCAGGGATCGGCTGGCTCTGCGGGACGTTCCTGCTCGTGTGGCGGGACAGTGCGCCTGCCATGTCGTTCTCCTCAGTCCTCTGCGACGGACAATAAAGCTGGGGACGACGTCTCCGGTTTGACCCCTGCCTTTGTGTCGGCAGGCACCGTACATCCGGCGCTGATACGTCGCCCCCAGTCCTACGGCTCCAGCTGCCAACGGGGGAAGACAGCCGAAGCCTGGCGGTTCTGACCGGATTCGAACCGGCGACCTACCGCTCGACAGGCGGGTGCTCTAACCACTGAGCTACAAAACCATTGCGTACTGTTTAGGGGACCGGGCGGACAAGGTGGCGAGAACCGGGTTTTAGCGCTTTGCCATTAAGCTACGGCACTGTCTCCAGCACCGGGGGGACTCGAACCCCCAACACTCTCTTAAAAGGAGATAACCGATCCTCAGTCAGTCCGCCCGGTCACCTGGCTGGTGCCGTGCGATGGTGCTAGCGATCAGTCAAGTAAGTGTCCACCGGAAGCGCGTTAGGCCGCTACGCTACACCGACTCTTGCGAGTCAGCGGCGGGATTCGAACCCGCGATCTCTATCTCCCAAAGATAACCGATGGTCGTTCAGACTGATCGATCGTGCCTTTTGTGCCCTGTACTGGTGCCGGGGGCGGATCGAGGGGGGATTCTACCCCCGGCGTCGGTGTCACCCGGGTCATGCTGTGGTACTTGGTGCGTGATCGGTCGGACAAGATGTCGGACGCGGGGTCTTGTTCCATCCGCAGTGAAAGGATAACCCACGTCCTTTCAGTCCGGCCGATCTGTGTACTACACTACACTACCCATTGTCTGGCCGTCAAGTACGGGGCGGACGCCGCAAAGATGAAACTGCACACCCTTCGCCCAGCCCCAGTTCACGTCGCCGAGCCACAAGCCACGCCGACATCAGCGGGTCGAAATCGCCCAGTAGGTCATCATCCGCCAGCCACGGGGTGAGTATGCCAGGCTCGATCGCGCCTGGGTGCACGGCCTCGCGGGCAGGCGGTATCCGGCTGCCGTCCCGGTCCGCCTGCTTGCACCAGAACACCCGGCGCGCCCAGTAGTTGTTCTGAGAGGGCGCCCGTGGCACCAGCGTCGCGTACCCCACCACGCGACCCCCTCGGGACCAAGAGTCCCCGCGTCCGATAGGGCGGGTGCGGCTGGGGGTCAATTTGGCCGTCTGCCGCAGGTACGGATAGCGCAGAGGATCGTCGTGCCAGACCAGTGCCTGCTCCTGCTCGACCGCCAACTTGAGACGGTCCATTGTCTCCATGGAAGTACTGTAGCACCTAGCTTGTGGGCCGTAGAACACCCTATCCGGAGAACGCACCCCCACGGGGCCCCAGAAGCCGTCCGCCGCCTCTTCCTACACGAGGACACTACCCACACCTATGTTCTATCCGTTCTATACACCGCTCCATGGCAGGCCAGAACGGGTGGCCGCCATAGAACACCCCTATGTTCTATTTTTAAGATGAGATATGTTCTATGTGTGTTCCAAGGACTAAATATGCATCACGGCGAGTAACAGAACAGTCACCCGCCGTAGCATAGAACATACTGGCCCACTCGTAGAACACCGGGGGGTGTTCCAGCCGGGGGTCAGTCTCCGCCGGTGTCCACGCCCGCCCGTTCCAGGATCTCGCCGGTCAGGGTCGCCGGGAGCGGCACGTACCGCTTCTTCACCTTGTTCTCGACGTCGGTGTACTTGGTCTTGCCCAACGTGTCCCCGATCAGAGCCTTCAGCTCGGTACGGATCGCCTCCTCCGTCCCCAGCTGGCGCTCGCGCGAGGTGAGATTGTGGCGGTTGTGCCAGGCGTCTGCCAGCCGGGGAATCGACACCCACACCACCCCCGCCTTCTCGTCCCAGTAGGCGGGCTGCCACATGTTGGCCGTAGTCGGAATGCCGCCCCCGGCCGAACGCAGCGCCCACGGGATGATCTCGTTCACGGCCAGGTTCGCCGCCCCGGTGTCCACCTGGTCGGCCACCCACTCGTCCACCCGCTTGGAGTGGTCCTCGGTACCGAGCAGATCGTCCAGAATCCGAGCTCCCATGCGCAGTACCGCCATCTTGTCTGCGTGCCTGCCTGCTCCGGACGGCCGGAGAGACCCCAGCTGTTCCAGCAGAGCGCTCCGAGCCAGTATCTGCCCCACCAGGGTACCGGAGACCGCCGTGAGCCCTCGGGTGCCGCTCCCGTACCTGGCCTGGAGCGCGAGGATGTCGTCCCACTGCGGGCGCTCCGGGTCCCGCAAAGACATCCGGCCCTTCGGCGAGCCGAACTTCAGCTGGATTGCCCGGTCCCGCATCGCCTTCTCCGACATCATCGTGCCGGAGCCCTCGCCCGACACCAGGATCGGCGAGATCAGAGTGACCCGCTCGTTGCTGCGGTTGTCGCCGGACTTCTTTCCCCGGCTGCCCTCGCTGGTGGCCTGACGGATTATGTCGACAACCTGGCCGACCGACATCTCGGTCATGTCGTCCAGCCAGGCGATACCGTTGCGGTGGGCGGCAACGGCATCGCGGAAGCTGGCCCCGGTGTGCTGGCCCGCGCCGTCCTTCGACCCGGACAGCGCCACCATCATCGCGAAGAAGCCGGTGGTCTTTCCCGACTCCGACCCGGCCTCCAGCATCATGAACGGGAACAGCGAAGTCTGGTATCGGCCCTTCAGGATCGACATCGCCCACCAGGCGCCGAACACCGAGGCCACGGTCTCCTCCTGGAAGGTCAACACCTCCCGCAGGACGTCTATCGCCTCGGTCTTGTCACAGGTCCCGTAGTGGTAGTTGACCCAGGAGGTCAGGTGCCGGGCCGGAATGACGCTGCGGTGCGGCACCACACCACCCCCCTCCACCAGGCCGTCCGGCGTCAGGAACGTGCCGTCCTCCTGCTGTCCCAGATGCTCCGCAGTCTGAGCCACGTCGGGGTTCTGAGCCAGCAGGTATCGGACCAGGCGAGTGCCGTAGGACATCTTACACAGGTCCTGCGGGTGGCCGACGATTGAGCAGTGGTGAGCCGCCATCCAGACATTTAGGCGATTGATGCTGCCCAGCACGTCCGCCTTCAGCGGCTCGTTGAGGTAGGTGGTGTGGCTGGTGTGAATGTCGACGTAGAAGATCCGCTCGTCTTCCTCCTGCACCACGCGCCGAGCCTGCAGGTCGAAGTCTGCCCACTCAACCACGTAGTTGTTGCCGTCCTCCCCCTTGCGGCGGGTATACAGCTTGCCGTCCCGGCCGACCAGATAGCCAGATTCGTCGGTAAAGGTCTCGATACCGGCATGAGTCTTCTCGCGCTCCCAGACCGAGTCTGCGGTCTTGACGATCTCGGCCTCGTCCAGCGGCTGCGGCAGGTTCTGTCCGATGTACAGCATCAGCTGCCCGTAGCCGTCCTGCATCGGGCCCGGCCACATCTTGGCGAGGTGGCCCCCCACTTTGGCCAGCCAGTTGTTCCGGCCGCCCTCCTCCGGCGGGTCGGCCAGCAGGCCCGCCAAGGTCGAACCAGGAGTGCGCTTCTCTCGGGCACGGTCCAGCGACCTGACGTTGCTTTCAGTCTTCAATGAGGCCTGCGGCGCTGTGGAGGTAGGGTGGCGCAGACAGTCCGGCGCGTCGAACAGCTCTCCGTCGATCCACTCGTACACGTGTCCGGTCTCGTGGACCGACGGCGGCAGCACCACCCCACCCCCGTCGCCCCGGAAGTCGTACCCCAGCCCGTTGTCGGAGTGACCGGGCCACGGACGGTCGTCGTCAATCGGGATGCGAAAATGCAGGTGATGTCCCTTTCGGGTTGCTACCTTAAGTGCCCGGTCGTACAGATCCGGACCCAGCAGCTGCCGCCAGTGCTCCCCCGCCTCCGGCTTGTCGATGTCCAACACCACCCGCTTGGACACCTGACCGGTCGCCAGCCACAGCCCCTCGGCGTCGAAATGAGCCGACGCCAGCTGAGGATAGGGGTTCCGTCCCTTCCTGATCCAGGTGTTTTGCCACTTGATACCCAGGTCGCCGGGGTTCTTGCCGCCTGCAGGGAGGGGGAAGACAAACGCCCCCTGCTCGAACAGCTCCTGCCACTGCCGCTCTACCCGCTCGTTCTGCACACCGCACCTTTTTCAGCTGTAGGGGGAGACCGTCCCCCGAGTGTACCGGAAGAACAGCCTACCCCGCCGTACAACAGCAGTACGGCGGGGTAGGCGGACCGGGCGCGAAGGCACGCGCGCCCGGGGGTCTCAGCAGCGGTCCCCTGCGGCAGTGCTGCTGGTTGAGTTGTTGCACTTCTTCTGGCATCCGGTGGCGGTGGTGGTGGCGATCCCGCAGACCGCCACCACGGTCACCAGGGCCAGGACAGCCGTCCGTACTCGGTTCATCAGAACAGGGCGGGCTCGTCGGCCTTGGCGGCGTTCTTGGTCTTGGCAGCGCCCGGGGCCGTGGTCGCCTGATTCGCTGGCAGCACCTGCTCGACCTCGTTGACCATGTCGCCCTTGCGCTTGCCCTGCTCGGCCAGCTTCTGGATGACCATCAGCTTGACCTCCTGACCGATGAGGTCGTCGGTGTCGGTGTCGGTCGGAACCCCGAACGCCTGGAACACCTCCTTGAGCTTCCAGTGTGCGGCGTCGGACAGCGAGGTGTTCACGAACATCTTGCGTCCCTTGCCGTCGCCCTCCTGGGTGATCTTGAAGACCCACTTCCAGTAGGTGCCCTTCTGGCCTTCGACGGCCTCGACCTCCCCCTCCAGCACCGCCAGGTAGATGCCCTCCGGAATCGGCTCGAAATCGCCGGTCTCGGCCTCTTCGACCTTGTCCGCCATGGCCTTGGTGAGCTTCGGCATACTGGTGTAACTCCTTTGCGATCGGCTGCGGTGTGTACCGGTATCACTCTACGATACCTACTGGTTTGTCCCGGAGTCAAGTACTACTAGGATTCGTCGGTCTCTTGGTCCAACGTAGTCTCGTCCGGGGTCGGGTCGTCGGTCCTGGTGGCCGCCAGCACCCGCCTCAGGTAGGCGCTCTGCGCCGGGTCGGTCTCCAGGTCGATCTCTTCGAAGATCACCGCCGCCAGCCGGTGCAGCGCCGGGTTGGCCATCACCTCCGGCAAGGCGTTCAGACGATCCTTGCCCTTGTACCGGCCGGTGTTGCGGAACAGACCCAGGTATCCGGAGTCGTCGTCTACCCCGGGTGCGTGGACCATGTATCCGACCACGTCGACGAATCCCAGCAGCTGGCTGCCGAACTTGGGGGGCAGCAGAGGCAGGTACACCACCCCCTCCCCACCCGGATCCACCTCTCGCTTGGCCAGTGCGACCCAGGCGGTGTGACACGGCAGATCCCGGAACCTGCGAGTCAGGGTGCGCAGCTGCTCGGTGACGACACCCCGGTCCTGCAGCTCCACCTGGAATTCGTTGTCGTCGACCTCCATCGCCAGCTGGCCATGCTTGTTGGTGGCCTTACGCACGGCCTTGCCGTGACGGACGTCCACCTGTGCCCGGATCAGCTGGTCGTGAATCTCCGAGATCGAGTCGAATACGACCCCGGCGATCTCGCCCGGCTTGGCGTCCTGCAGCTCCTGCTTCAAGAACCAGTAGAAATCGTTCAGGTCCTTGTAGTTGGAGATCTTCACCGGACGGATGTTCTCCACCGGAATCCCGAGCCTGCGCAGCGGCCGAGCCTTCGCACCCGATTCGGCGTCGACCAGGTAGACGACCCCCAGGTGGGCCATTGCAGCGGCGGCGGTGGTCTTTCCCGATCCCTGCTCGCCGTAGTACAGGATGTTCAGCCATTCGTCCATCTCGTCCAAAGACTGGGAGTACGACGATGCCTTCTGTTCTGCCTGTGTTGTCACTTTGTGCGTATCTCTTCTCTGTCAGTTCTGTCTGCCTGGGGTCGAAGCAGCAGCCGGAATTGAACCGGCTTAGCGACGAGAAGGAATCCGACCTCCAAAGTGTCGGAACATTTCGCCTGTACTCGAACGCCGGTCGAGGTCAAGTCTCCCGCGTTCTCAGCCACTGCTTCGGCCGTCCCCCGAGCCAGCGGGTCGGCAGACCAACATCGCATCCCTGGGACGGCCTGACTATCCTACAGGGGGCGAGAGAAGACTGTCTACCTGGGCCATCCGAGCAGACTCTTGGTTGTACGAGCAGCGCGCACCGCACTGGGCCCGAGCGACTCCCAGCCCCACAGCACCGTCCACGCCGCCACCCAACCGAACAGCAGCAGTAACCAGTACAGCAGCAGGAACGGGAGCTCCCACACGTGCGGGTAGACACGTATTCGGTCACGCCGCAGGTAATACATCTGTACCGTCTCCCTAGTGCCGCGTATGGTCGACAGTCCACCCGACGTCGATCAGGTACTGGCGCTCTCGCTCGTCGTCGGTCTTGCGACCCAGCAGACACGCGTCGATGAACTGACTGCACTTCCACTGACAGCGATCCGGATCGGGGTGGCGCTCTGCGATCGCACCTCGGGCGTAAGCCTTGCGGGCAGTGGCGTAGGCCTCTGTGGCGATCGTCGACAGTTCCCGGTCGGTACGTGCCAGCAGCGGGCGGTCGAACCGCTCCTCCAGCGTCATCTCCCGTAGCAGCCGCTTCGATCGGGCGGCGTTCCACATCGCGCCGAATGCCTCGTGTCCCAGCTGTCTCATACCCCACAGGTAGAAGCTGAACTGGTCGGCCATGTCCAGGTTCTTGGACTTCGGCAGGTCAGCGCCGGTCTTGTGGTCGACGATGAACAGTCTGTTCTTCATCGACCTG